AAGTGATCCCATTCATCTCCTAACTCATTAGATAATATATGGCCAGTTAAATCGTTCTCATGAACTCTTTGCATAATAATTATGAAAGCACCAGTCTTTGGGTCATTGAGTCGGGTTTGCATGGCTTGGTCCCACCACTCTAAAACTCCTTCTCTAACTGTTGAAGATTCAGACTCCCTGACATTATGCGGATCATCAATAACAATTATGTCACCACCCTCACCAGTCAAAGCACCATCAACCGAGGTGGCAATCCTCGCGCCAGTTTTATTATTCTCAAAGCGTTGTTTCTGGTTCTGATCAGAAGTCAGCTTAAAAGTTTCTCCAAAGTGCTCTTTATACCACCGGCTGTCGAGCAATCTCCTGCACTTAACGCTATCCCTGATGGAAAGAGAGCCGGCATATGAAGCGTAAAGAAATTTCTTTTCTGGCTGAATGGTCCAAGCCCACGCAGGTAAAGCAACTGCAACTGAGATAGACTTCATGTGGCGAGGAGGTATGTTGATGATCAACCTTTTAATATCACCTTCAACAACTGCCTGTAAATGATCGCTTACTGCATCAATGTGCCAGTTATCATAGAAGTCTCGTCCTGGCTCAATCGCCTGCCAACTGCTCTTGGTAAACTCCTTCAAGGATCTCCGCATCTTCTCCGCTCTGATCTCCTTCAATGATAGCGTGCTCAAGAACTCGTTCAATTGCATTTAAATCGTCTCCTGTTAATTTGCTTATGTCAAGAATTTTCTTCTCTTCAATCTGAGCTGTAACTTCAACTGCCTTTAAGTCAGGCATGCATTTTGACAACAAAGTTTTTGCAGCCATTATCCTCAACTCAGGATCCGCACCAACCTTACCAATGTCTTGAACATTACCTTGTTCGTCCTGCGTATAAACACTGAACATCTCTCTGCCTTGCATAACTCCGGAAAGAAATCCAACCGGATCTGCTTGCCCCATTATCCAATTGATAGTAGCAGGATGATTCCACTTATATCTGTTCTTTCTTTCACGTGAAGGCTTCTGATTCTTCAAGGGTTCAACTGATTTAAACTTACCATCCCATTTATCTGGTTGAACTGGGGCACTTTTATTAACCGGTCTTTTGACTTGTACTTTCTTTTGCTTTTCTGTAGCCATATCTTTTTATCTCCCAACCTTACTTGCAGTGGTCAACTGACAATTAAGTGTAACTGAATAAAAGACAAAAAGAAAGTACTAAGTAACGAACACATTCTCTGGTCAATTTAGCCAATCAGGCATTGCTCTATTTTTGTTCCATCTAGCAAAGCCCATCTTATCTTTCTTATAAAATTTACGATACGCCTCTAAAGGATAACTCTCAGCCGTTTTAAGATCATCATGCCCACTAAAGCACTGCGGCATAACCGTAAGCATCTTCATATTACCTTTAGGAATAAGACCAATGCCAACTGCAATAGATTGCCTGTGTTTTCCTGCACCGTGATATTTACCATAACGATAAGTATATTCCCTTAACATAGCACAATACAAATTATAAGCAAACCGGAAGTTATATCGCGTCTTCATAGCCCAAAGAGTGCAGGGATGTTTCTGGTGAACCGGCCGATATAAGCCTTCTTTTTCTGCATATTCTGGGGCGTGGTGCCATAAGCCAGTACATAACATCTGAGCCTCTTCTAAGGGCATTTTTACAACGTGTTGATCGCATAACGCCCTAGCAATAGAATCAGGATCTTCATCAATTATAAATCTATTCATGTTTGCCACCCCATAACTGGAGAGTAACTTCCGTAAACAGTAGCACCCCCACCAGTATTTAAAAAACCTTCAACAGCAGTCTCAAAGCCAGTCTTCTCTGCTGCAACAATAGCATCCATAATCTCTCCAAAAACTTTATCTTCAGCCGAGGAGTGAGGGATATTAACTAGACGTATTTTATAAAACATATTATTTCCTTTCTCAATATGTTGGGGAGCCGAAGCTCCCCTGATTAATTAAACTTGCCAAAATCCGCGAGCTGAAAATTCAAGGGCATATCCACCGGCTTTGTGTATGCTCATCCAATTTGAAAACAAAACAAATACTGTCCATCTTCCACAGCTTGGGATAAGTACTGGGATGTAAAAAATATCATCTGGTAAACCATGCATGTCTGCAACTTCTTTAAGCTGTGGTTTGATAGCTTTTACTGCATTTTCACAAGTTGCATAAGTTTTAAAACCTTTTTTGTTTTCTGAATAACTTTGCTCAACTTTATCTAAAATATTTCTGTACATTTTATTTCCTTTCTCAATGTATACCCTCTTCTACTGTATTTAATTAGAAAGGTAAAGCACTTTCTTTCCCTTTAATAACAACGACTTACAAGAAAGTTCCCAGACACTGGGGTACAGTTTCCCCAGTTTTTCGAGAAAGGAAACCTAATTAACATATTGTTATTAAAAGATTTTTCCCAAAAGGTTCCCAAGGTTTCCCCAAAAGTGCTTTTTTTAAGAAATTATTTTTTGTCCTAGAATTCTCCCCTATATAACTATCCCCATAATTCTAGGACGTCCCCCATAAAACTAAAAGAAGAGAAACTAGGGAAACTCTGGGGTCACAGTAATTTTTTATACAAAACTCCGGTAACCAAAAATAAAACTTTACTTTTTAGATTTTATAGATCACTATTATATTTATTGAGAAAGGAAGCCAATAATGCATCAACACAAACCTAAAGACAAAAAATTTAAATGGGCGATGAACCCAAATGGACGTGTTTTCATAAGGCAAAAAACTGGCCCAAAGCCTAAAAATACATATCCTTGGTGTGAAGACATCTGGGACTACATGAATGATGTGAGTGGCTTCTTTGAAAATAAATTGTTTTATTCTGTGAAAAAATAAGATAGAATAAAATTTCTTGAGAAAGGATATAGAATGGCAAATAGAGCTCCAAAGGTCTTTATAGTTAATAGACCTATAGAAAACAAGTTTGGTTGGACACCAGATTTAAGTGATGCTTCACGATATGGCACACTTGACGTTGTTTTCGAACCCAATGAAAAACCTCAATTTTTACCTAGCCCATCAATTCATAAAGCTAGACAGAAGTTGAAAGATTTTGGCCCAGACGATTACATCCTGTGGCCAGGAGGTGGTGACCCGATAGCTGTGATGATAACTTGTATGATTGCTTCTGAAATGTCACCAATAATTCGCATCCTAAGATGGGAGCGAGATAAAGAAGCAGGGCACAGAGATAGAAGAAAAGGTTTTTATATGCCTGTTGCCTTAGAGATGAGAAAGGAAAACCATGACTATCAATCTGCTTGAGGACGTAGCACCTGCGTCCAACTCACTAGGTGCAATTACTGAAATGGCTCAGAATATGTTTGATCTAGAAATAGAGATAAACGGACTAGAAGAGCTATTGAAGCAAAAAAAGCAGAACCTGACGAAGTTGGCTGAACATGACTTGCCTGATTTAATGCAAGAATTGAATGTCAAAGATTTTACCCTTAACAACGGTGCTAAGGTTGAAGTCAATGAAATAACTTCAGGCTCTATACCTTCTGCTGGTGCAATTTCAAAAGCATCAGGCGAAGACAGAGCTGAATTGGAGTTACGTCAACAACAATGCTTTGCTTGGTTAAGGGCACAAAGTGCCGGAGACTTAATAAAAAGTAATGTTGAGGTTCAATTCGGACGAGATGAAGATAAAGCGTGCAATGATTTTGCAGAAGAGTTGCGCACTCGTAATATTTTTTATCGTCGAGCAACTGGCGTGCATCACAGCTCTTTAAATAGTTTTATCAAAGAGCGCATGGCAGAAGGTAAAGATGTCCCACAGGATCTCTTTAAAATTTTCATAGGTCGTAGAGCCAAAATCAAAGGAGACAGAAATGTCAGATAAAGAAATCGCAGAAGTAAAGCCAACTAATGTAGTTGCATTTGATACCTCAATCTTATTAGAAGATGCAGGCACAGCATCAGAAAATATGACAGCAGAAGATATGCTGATACCAAGATTGAGAATTTTACAATCAGGCTCACCCCAAGTTAAAAAATCAGAGGGTGCTTATATAAAAGGTGCAGAAGAAGGCCACATATTTGATAATGTTACGAATGAACTGTTTGACGGAGAAAAAGGCATAACTGTTGTGCCTATAACTTTCCGCAAGACTTACATTGAGTGGACTGACGACCGTAAATTCGTTGGTGACCATGGCATAAATATTAATGTTTCAAATTGCGTTTTAGATGATAAATATAAATTGCGCAATCCAGAGGGAAATGTTATGACTCTGACTGCGGAGTATTTAGTTTATGTCATAGATAAAAATGGCAATTACTCCCCAGCACTTATCTCTATGAGTTCCTCAGCACTTAAAAAATCTAAAAGATGGAACTCTATGATGAATCGTTTAATGATTGCTGATCCTAATAAAGTAGGGTCAATGTTTAACCCAGCAATGTTTTGGACAGCATACAAAATAACCTCTGTGCCTGAGAGTAATGATAGTGGGGCGTGGATGAATTGGGAGATTGAAATGATTTATGATGCTGATTCAGGCGGCATAATCCAGAATTTACCTAATGGTGGTAATATCTACTTACAGGCACGTGATCTAAAAAGCAAAGCAGTTCGCGGTGAAGTCAGGATTCAACCTGACACTCCCGAAGATGACGTAATGTAAATTACGTTAGGCAGACCCATAGATTCGTCTCCTTGGGTCTGCCACTTTTTAGAAAGGAGTGCAAATGACAACGAAGAGGTTTATGAACCTGTTCAGAGGTTATGAATTAGCCCACGGACAATACAGGGTTCAAAATGAAGAAGCTGACGGCAAAATGTCAGGCAGAGCAGTAACAGTTAGCGAGCAGGCAACTGAAAAGAATTTTGAAGATCATTTAAATGGTGGCGATTATATATTAGGCATCATCATGCTAAAAGAAAATAACTCCTGCAACTTTGGGGTTATTGATATAGATATCCGTGGCGAGGTAAAACTCTCTGAAAGTTTAGAGTCGCTTGAAAAGAAAATAAGAGACACCCCATTAGTATTATGTAGAAGTAAATCAGGCGGTGCGCATTTGTATTTATTTTGCGAGCCGGCAATTGCTGCGATGGATATGGTTTCTAAATTAAATGAATTTGCAGCTCAGTTAGGATATGGGGGTTCAGAAATTTTCCCCAAGCAGATTTCTAGAGCGAACGAACGTGACAGAGGTAACTGGATAAATTTAGCATATTGGGATGGCGACAAAACAGAACGCTATGCAATGCACAACGGCAAGAAGTTAAATTTAAAACAGTTTTGTGATCTTGCTGAAAAGAAAAGAACCAATTACGAAAATCTAGAGAAGTTTACATTTGACCTCGTTAATCATTTTGAAGATGGGCCACCTTGTTTACAACACATTATGACAATGGGATTCCCAGAAGGTGGACGAAACATCTCTCTGTTCAATGTTGGCGTTTATTACCGCAAGAAGAATCCTGACGACTGGCAAGAAGATTTAATGAAGTTTAACTATGAGCATCTGCCTGAGCCTTTGCCAAGCAGTGAAGTTAACGCTCTAGTAAAATCAGTAAGCAAAAAAGAATATGCCTACACATGCAAACAAACACCAATATGTAACTATTGCGAGAAGTCTAAATGCATGAAGAGAGATTATGGTGTTGGGGGTTTTGGTGGGGGTGTTTCAATTGAAGTAGATTCAATAACAAAATACGAAACTGAAAACAGACAATCAGTCCGTTGGTACATAGAAATGCAAGGTGAACGCATAGAAGTAACAACACCCCAACTATTAGACCAAAGGCAACTGCAAAAGTTATGCGTTGAAAAATTAAACAAATGCCCATCAACAATGCCATCCCAGCAATGGGAAAAAAGAATAAATGAATTGTTGCTTAGTGTAGAGGTAATTGTTGATCCTGACGATGCATCGCCTCAAGGCCAGTTTGAAAAGATGTTAGACAGCTTTTTAACCGGTAAAGTTCAAGCACGCCAAAAAGATGAAATAATGAATGGCAAGCCATGGCATGACTCAGATGAAGGGAAAGTTTATTTTAGATCAGAAGATTTATTTATCTACCTTGAAGCACGCAGATTTAGATATCCCTCCCAGCATCAGATCTGGTCTTGGCTGAGGACAATTGGTGGTGATAGGAAAACATTTAAAATAAAATCTAAAACAGTTAAAGTTTGGTCAGTACCTGAACCTGATTTTTACGATGATGATGATATGCTAGATATACCAAGTGCTATAACAGAGGATTTTTAAATGTCACCTTATTATAAACAAACTGTTCCTTGTGACTGGTGCGGAGAACATACCCATGGCAGAATATTAGAAAAAGACATAGTCTGCGGAAGCTGTAAGAAAGTAATGATTAACGACTGGGAGGGAAATTTCAACGACAAAGAACCCGAAAGATATCATGAATGGATCTTATGGAAATTTAGAAAGGAAAATGATGAGCCGCGTACAGATAATTCTCGGACCTCCAGGAACAGGCAAGACAACAAAGCTCCTGAACATAGTTGAAAGGTCTCTTAAAAAAGGCGTGCCACCTGAGCGCATAGCATATTTAGCTTTCACTCGTAAAGCTGCATCTGAAGCTCAAGAGCGTGCTATGGTACAGTTTGGATTTGATGAAAGCAGGTTTCCTTACTTTAGGACTCTACACTCGCTTGCTTTTAAAGTCTTAGGATTGCAGCGAGACGAAGTAATGACCAATGAACACTATCGCAAGCTTGGCAAGATCTTAGGAGTAGAATTTAAAGGCATTTACGATGAAGACATAGGAATGCACACAGGCTATGGATTAGGTGATAAGTGCTCAAGAGTTGAGTCTCTGGCAAGAGTTGGCCTTAGATCTATTGAAAAACAGCACAGCCTAATAAACCAAAACGATTTAACTCTACACGCTGCAATTCAATATGACAGATGTTTAAAAACTTACAAGAGAGAGAATGGCCTTTTAGATTTTACTGATATGTTGGAGCAGTTCGGAAGTTCTTTGCCTATAGACATTTGCATAATTGACGAAGCGCAAGACCTTAGTTCTCTGCAATACAGGATGGCAATAATGGCTTCTAAAGAGGCATCAGAGATTTATATAGCCGGTGATGATGATCAAGCAATATTTGGCTGGGCAGGGGCAGACGTCAATAAATTCTTAAACCTTAAAGGTGATAAGGTAATTTTACCACAATCTTACAGGATACCAAGATCAGTCCATTTGCTGGCCAATGATGTGGTTAATAGAATTAAAAACAGATATGTAAAACAATGGTCTCCTAAATCTGAAGAAGGAACTGTAGAATATGTTTCAGACGAGCAACAAATTGATTTTAAAGGAACAGGCACATGGCTCTGTATGGCTAGGAGTAAATATCTTCTTAACAGATTAAAGCAATCAGCTCGTCAGCAAGGCTATGCATATTATTATAATAACAGAAGTTCTTTAGACAGCAGTGAGACGCGAGCTATAACTTCTTGGGAGCGTTTGCGTAAAGGTATTGAGGTAACAATGCATGAAGCTAAAAATTTAATAAAGTTTTTTAATTTTAATGTTAAGCTAGAAAAGAAAGAATCTTACAGGATAAATGATTTGGGGTTGCCTAGTGATGCTGCGAGTTTAGATTGGATGGCTATCTTTAAAAATTTCCCAGCAGACGAAAGGGAATATTTAAGGTCTTGCCTCCGCAATGGAGAAAAGTTTACTGACAAACCTCGCATAACAATTTCAACAATCCACCAAAGCAAAGGTGGCGAGGCTGACAATGTTGTTTTACTTACTGACATGGGTAAGCTGAGTTGGGATAATTTAGGCAGTGACGAAGAAAATAGAGTTTGGTATGTTGCTTTGACGAGAGCTAAAGAAAACCTTTTTTTAGTCAGGCCTAGGAGCTTGCGTTATTTCAGCATATGATAAGCTGTTGATTTTAAAGGGAAAGAAAGTGCTTTACACTTCTGCTTTATTGTAATAAGATAGGGTATATTTTGAGAAAGGAAATAATGAAATGAAATGTACATATGGTATAACAACACCCAGAGTTATCTTAGCGGATAAAACTGTTATCGCTCCTAAGATAGTTACTTACCAAGAAGAAGTAACAGTTCAAGGTAATGGTATCTATTACTGCCAATCAGTTAAAGACATCGAAGACAGTTTAATGACTGATGAGCAGATCAGATGGACTGTTAATGAATTTTGTAAAAATGATAAGTCCCCCTACACTTGTGACGATGGCGAACCTAGATTACATTCTGCTAGGAAACTTTTTAAATTATGCGAAGGTAAAAAGTCAAATGACTTGCCACCTTTAGATGTTACCTCTCCTAATAATAAAATGCCTTCACCTAAAGGCAAGTTCCTCAAAAAGCTAGTTGAGAAAAACCCTAGGAAAGAAGCCACCCACGGCTTTCACTCTATGGGTATACTTATCAACTCTGATGAGCCGGTGAGTTATGAAACATATTTAGCTGAAGGTGGTAGACCTCAAGACCTTCGGCATGATTGGAATAAAGGTCACGTGGAGATTGTAAATGGATGAAGTAAGATTTAATGATGAAGAGCTTTTGTTAATCAGGGATGCAGTAGATGGCCTTTGGTGTTCAGATGATGTTCTAGACCCTTCTGATTCAGAAAGGGCTAATCAAGTCAGGGTATTTCGCAAAATAGAGAAATTGCTCGAACACCCTATGACGGAGTTTGTTTAATGATAATATTCGGAGCAGGACTTGCAGGCCTTTTATCTGCTAACATGATGCGCAGTCACAAGCCAACTATCTATGAATTTCAAAGTGAGTTGCCAAACAACCACGGAGCTTTGCTACGCTTTAGAAGTGACAAAGTTGGCACAGCCACTAATACTTTTTTTAAAAAAGTTAAAGTCAGCAAGGCAATAAAATACGATGGTAAAATTACCACAGAGCCTAATCTGTTCTTGAGCAATCTATATTCTCAAAAAGTTACAGGTGCTATATCAGACAGGTCTATTAATAATTTAGATAGTGCTGAAAGGTTTATCGCACCTTGGACTCTCATAAGTGATATGGCTGAGGGCTGTAATATTACATATGATAAAAAAGTTGATAGAGCTTTGGTTGAAGAGTTGTCTGAATGGGAGCCAACACGCCCACTGATATCGACTTTGCCTATGCCGATGTTAATGAGAATAATGGACTGGGAAGATATACCTGATTTCCCAAAGCAAAAGATATGGACTCAAAGAGCCATAATTGATCAGCCCGATTGCGACATCTACCAAACTATTTATTATCCAGACCCGATATCAAATCACTATAGGACTTCTGTTATTGGTAATGTTGTTATTTCAGAGTTCTCGACTAGACCTGATCAAAAAGCAGGCGGTCACCTTATGGAAAGGTTAATGGACGACTTTGGTATTACACCAAAGAGGCTCATCAACATGACAGACGCTCATCAAGAGTTTGGTAAGATAAGGCCAATTGATGAAAACATCAGGAAAGAATTTATATTTCAGATGACAAGTAAGCATAACATTTACTCTGTCGGAAGATTTGCAACATGGCGGCAGTTATTGCTTGATGATGTTGTTGACGATTTAAAGATCGTCGAAAGTTTTATAAGAGGGAAAGATGATTATTCCCGTTTAGTTCACTCTCAGAAAGGAATCGAAGATGAAAGTTAAATTAGTTAATGCGACCAGCGATGCTGTTGACTTATTGTTGTTTACTAAAAACACAAGGTTAATGAATGATGATGATTCATATTCTAAAATATCAGAATGGCCTGAAGAGAAAAAGCAGGCAGAGCTAGATTATATGCTTAACACCATAAGGTCGTCATGGGAGTTTATTGATTACACATTTGATGTTAGAGATGTAAGCAGAGGATTCACCCACCAATTTGTTAGGACTCGCCAAGCATCATACGCCCAACAATCTCAAAGGACTGTTGATATGGTAGGCTTTAGTTATTATACTCCTGACAGGTTCTATGAGCCTGAAAATGAGAAGCAGAAGTTGATTTATGATCAAGCAATGGAAGCTATTAATATGAATTACCAACAGTTGCGTGAACTTGGCATCCCAGCAGAAGATGCCAGAGGCATACTGCCTACAAATATCCACACCAACATTGTTGCTAAGTTTAATTTGCGAACATTGAGCGAGATGGCTAAATCTAGGCTATCGCCCAGAGCTCAAGGCGAATATCAACAGGTGTTTAAGCTAATGGTAAAAGAGGTTGTTAAAATCCATCCATGGGCAGAGCCATTCTTAACTCCAAAAGAGTGGTCAGCACCATCAATGTCAAAATCTTTAAATTGAGGAGAGACTATGTCTTTTAAACAAAAATACAGCCAATCAGTAGTTAACAAAATTCATGAACTTAGCCCAACGAACTCTGTTAAATTAATTAGCGAGTCTATGAATATGTCAGATAGCACTGTAAGATATATATTAAGGAGAAGGCAGCCCAACATACCTCAAGATGTATTGCTTGAGGCTTACAATGAAGGGTCTGAAAAAACTGAAACAACTTGGGAAAGAATAAAGAAAATTTTAGGAATATCTTAGAAAGGAAATAAAATGAATAGGACTGTTATCGTCGATTTAGACGGAACCATATCTGACACCAGTCAGCGCATGCATCTTTATAAAGAAAAAGATTATAAGGCTTTTAATGAAGCAGGCATAAATGATAAGCCGATAGAGAATGTTTGTAATTTGGTCCGTGGTATAAAAGACTGTGAAACTAAAATTGTTGTAATGACAGCAAGAGACGAGAGTTGTAGAGCTTCTGTAAAAAAGTGGCTTAAATTAAATGATGTTCCTTATGATGACATAATTATGAGACCTATTTCAGATCAATCCCCCGACCATATTTGCAAGTACAGGTTATTTCATAAAAACTTTGAGTATTCAGATATCTGGTTTGTTCTTGAGGATAGAAAGTCAGTTGTTGATATGTGGAGAGGTGAGGGTGTTACCTGCTTGCAAGTTGCTCCAGGAGATTTTTAATGGGATTAAGAGTTTTAGGTAATGACCTTGAGTTGGATGGGGAGAAAGTCGCAAGGCTTTTCGACCTACCGGCAAAACGTCAAGATTTAATTGAGATGATTAATAAAGCAAATGATTATGAAGTGGATGTAGAAGATGCATTCTGGAGAGGCAAGAATGACTGATTCAAAAAGCCCAGCTGAGTGTATTGAAGAAGCACTTAAAACATTTAAGCAACGCAATGAAAGTTATGGCGACAATTACTTGCAACACGGCAGAGTAATGTCTGCTTTATTTCCTGATGGTATAAATTTAAAGACAGTTCAGGATTGGAACCGGTTCGGCATAATAAATATGGTTGTTGCCAAGCTAACTCGCTATTCTCAAAAGTGGCCAGAAGTCGATGAAGGAACAATTGATTCAGTTCACGATATGGGCGTTTATTCATTCATGCTAGAGTCAGTTGATTCATTTGAATTAGAAGAAAAAAATAAATTGGAGAGATTATGATTGTATTTGATTTAGAGACTACAGGACTTCCTAAAGCTGAAGGGTCTGATTTAGACCTTCAACCTAGGATAATTGAATTCGGTGCTATAAAAGTAACCGATGGAACTTTTGAAGAGATGGAAAGAATTGAGTTTATGTGCAATCCTGGACATAGCCTTGACCCAAAGATAACTAAAATAACAGGAATAACAGATGAAGACCTTAAAGATAAAAAGCCTTTTATTGCCCATTTCGAGGAATTATCCCATTGGTTTTTAGGGCAGAGGTCTCTTGCTGCACACAATTTATCTTTTGACAGAAAGATATTAAGGTATGAACTTGAAAGAATTGACAAGGTGACTAAATTCCCTTGGCCTTTTAATCACATTTGCACTGTTGAGATCGGGCAGGGCGTATGGGGTAAGATGCGCAAGTTAGGAGATATCCATTTAGAGGTAACTGGTAATGAAATTAAAAATGCCCACAGATCTTTAGCTGATGTGGAGGCAACCATAGAAATACTGAAATGGTATAAAAAAGAAGGACACATATAGTGCTACACATAAGAACTAGGACAGAATATTCTTTCCGCAAAGCATATGGCCCAATTCAAGGAATTGTTGATGGTGCGAGCGAAGCAATTGGTATCGCTGATACAGGCACTTGGGGTCATGTGGCTTTTAATAATGCTTGTAAAAAAGCAGGAGTTAAGCCGATATTTGGGGTTGAGATAGCAGTTGTAGAAGATTCAACTGAAAGAACTAAACAACCTTCAAACTCAATGGCGTTTATAGCAAAGAATAATTCTGGGCTGACTGAGGTATATGAACTTGTTACTAAAAGCACGCAAAAGGAAAATTTTTATTATTTCCCAAGGATAAGTTATTCTGATTTATTTGATATCTCTAGTAATGTAATAATTTTAAGTGGTAGCCATCCTGATTGGGGAATGCTTCCTTTGACCAAAAAAGACGATCTGTACATTGAGATAAATCCTATGAGTTCCCGCAAGGCTTTAGAGTTCTGCGAGAAAAAAGGCTTTAAGCCAGTTGCAACAAGTGATAATTATTATCCCAAAGTTGCAGATAAAAAAGCATATGAAGTTTTAGTTGGCCGCAACAGAACTGAAAGAACCTCTCCTATGCATCTTTTAAACGAGTGGGAGATTTTAGATTGCATTCCTTGGTTGCCTGATGAAGCCATAGCCAATACATATAAAATTGCTGATTTGTGTAATGTAGATTTACCAGTTGCGCAAATGATTTCTTTCAAGCCTGAGAAAACTTTAAGACAAATGTGCATAGACGGAGCGCCATCAAGAGGTGTAGACTTATCCGACCCAGCATATAAAGATCGTTTAGAGCGAGAACTTAATATGATTTCAAGCAAAAAGTTTGAAGATTATTTTTACGTTATCGCTGACATGATAAATTATGCTAAAAAGCATATGTTAGTTGGGCCAGCTCG